GATACTCCTGTTGTTATTCTAGAACACGTGTGTTTACTGATGCTTCAGACAGTCATGAATACTGTCCTCATGAGCTTTCCTTGTTGCGATTTAATTTTCCTGGAGTCACAGCCAGGTAGCCCCACACAATCAAATTCAGGAAGGGCACAAAGGCTGCTATGGCAAGCATGCAGGAATGGGTTCCCTCCCCGTAGATGTCTCTGGCTCGCTTGGTAAAATTATGAAAATGCATGACCAGGCCTAAGCTCAGAAATGCGATCATGCCAAAGGCATACAAAACATGAAAAAGTATTGGTGAGTTTGGACGTAGCACGCTGGAATCCAAGAACCCACATCCCAATGCAACCAAAGATTGGCTGACGGATAGAACTCCAAAATTAAATAGAAACTGTGCTCGATGAATTGAACCTGAGAATTCTAGGAAATCAACGATTGAAAACTGAGATTGATCATCTTCCATAACCCTCTCTCCAAATAAACTTCTCTACAATTAGAGAAAGCGGATTAAACACCATTATTTTAAAAAATATTTTGTCTTGTAGACGATTAGACTTTCTACTTTTTTAGAATGTGTTAGAAAGAAGGTGCTTGTATTCTTTCTAATAAAATTTTAGAGGGCAATTGGTTTCACCCAAGAGCCCTCTTTTAAAAAATTTTTTCTAACATCAAAAATCCTTTCAAAATTTGTACTTCATAGAAGCCATTCATTAAGTACAAATTAACTCCATTGCTTCCATAACTATGTGCTCTTATGGCGTGAGCATTAAGCACATACAGCAACTTGTATGCCAACTATTCATTAAAAATGAAAAATTCTAAGTATTTAAATTTGCTACTGTTTTAACTGTTTTTTTAGTTTTTAAGAAAAATACAAAATATAAACTTTTATCTGAAGAAAAATTTTTCTCAGGTGGTAATTTTTTGTCATCGTTAAAAAATTTATGATACTAGAAAAGCAAATTACCTCAATAAAGTAGATGCAATATTTGATTCCATCAAACTAATTTGCCTTCAAATACTAATATTTATGAAAATCAATATAATACATTTAGATGATAGCCAATTAACAATCTCAGAATTGAAAGACTCATTTTTTATTTATAAAAATTTGAATTTTGATATTAAGCTTCATTCATTTACTAAAGTAGATGATTTTAACCATTTTGTTAATACTCAAAAATGTATAGATATATTTTTACTTGATATAGATTTAAAACACAAACACACAAATGGACTACAGATTGCAAAAATTTGTCGCACTCAATTTCCGAACTCAGTTATATTAATGTTATCTGTTTTTGATGATGACTTTAATATTAATAGAGCTAAAGAAGTTGGAGCCGATGATTTTCTAACAAAAAATTTCAACGATAAAGAATTACCTGAACTAATTATTGCTACATACGAAGGGGTCATGTTCTCCAGGGGTGAGTTAAAATACTCTAGTCTCTTCCCAAAACTTTGCCGCAATTTCCCTTCATTTGCTGGACACACACTTCATTCAATTTCTATCACGGTTGCTAAAGCATTACGATCAGCAGCTTCTACAATTTACATTGAGGGAGAATCAGGTACTGGAAAAGAACTTGTCGCTAATATGATTGCTTCTTACATCCCTTCAAACTTACCATTTATTGCTGTCAATTGTGCTTCATTTCAAGAAGCTCTATTAGAAAGTGAACTTTTTGGTTACTCTAAAGGAGCATTCACTGGCGCCAATCAAGATAAAATTGGAATTCTTGAATCCATTAATGAAGGCTGGATCTTTCTTGATGAAATTAACAGATTATCACTTTCTGCTCAACATAAGCTTTTAAGAGCTATCGAAACAAAAGAAATTAGAAGAGTAGGTGAAAATAAAAATAGAAAAATTAATTTTAAAGTCATTTCAGCAAGTAATCAATCAGCAGATTGCTTGATAAAGTCAAATAAAATGGAACTGGATTTTTTTAACCGCATCAGTGATATTAAAATTTTCCTACCTCCCATTAGAAATAGATCAAAAAAAGAAATTGCAGATATCATTCAACACATAGCTAAAACACTTGAAGGAGGACCATATGTCGTATATCCGACAACACTACGTAGACTTGAGAACGCTACATGGGGTAATGGGAATGTAAGAGAGATAAGATGTGCTTTGGTAGAAATGACAGCATCACATGCAAATAAAGTACTCCTTATTAGCTCAATACCAAACTGGGTGTTTTCTAAAAAAGACACCAACTTAATCTCAAAAGAAGAAAGTTCTACTATACAAAGCAACACTCTATCTTTTACTTTTAATCCCGATCTTCCTCCTAGTTTTGATGATTTTATTCATGTCGTATTTTCTGAAATGGTAGAGCAAATTAAACTGAATTTTAAAAATAAAGGACTAGTTACTAGCGATAGAGTGCTATCACAATTAGTAAAACTTTCTAGGCAAACACTTCAAAAGTACTGTAATCAAACACCAGAAATTACATCTATTAAAGTAATAAAAAAATTACTAGTTAACACTGGTGCACACAAAACTATCGAACACCATAATGAATATCATGAAGTAACAACAGCACTTCATAATTTTTCATTATTTATCAAGCAATTTAGAAATAAAAAAATTTTTGATAATGTAGATATTGATGAAATACTACAAAATCTTGATCATTCATTTAATGTGCTTTCGTCATTTTTCCATGCGTATTTCACAGAAGAAAAGTAATCACATATTTTCTACATGTGTTATACTTTTTAAAAAATTGTGAGATAATTATGTTTTTTGATTTAGAAAATAAACCATTTGATATTGAGAAATTTGCTTCAGCCATACCAACTGATTATGTAAAAACTTTATTATGCAACTACAGCAGACAATCTAATTACTTCTCTTGTGCGACAGCATCATTAGCAATAGTATTAAACACAATAAAATTTGATAAAAAATTTAAAATCACAGACAAAGAACTTATAAGCTCGGCCCCTGTAAAAAAATGGTCTACTAGATTTACTGAAAAAGGAGATAATGGCGTGTGGGGTATAACCCTGGATGAGTTAGCAGAAATGACAAAATCTATCTTTAAATATTTTAATTTTGAAAATTTAATTATTTCTACATGCAAGATTAAGAATGACAATAAGTCAAAAAATAAAATAATAACCACATTAAACACATTAAACGATGAATTTTTTTTAATTGCTAATTTCATATCTAATTTTGGGATTGGCCATTTTTCTCCAATTGCAGGCTACAACAAAGAACATGACTCTATACTTGTTCTAGACACTTTCCACTCTGAGCCATATTGGGTTACAATGAATGCATTTATGCAAGGACTCGCTTCAAAAGATGGTAATTCTTATCGCGGATTTTTAACAATTAGTCACAAACAATAATATGCTTAGGTATTTTTTAATTATAATTTTATTTTTTGATTTAATTTTTGAAATTGTTTTTAAAGATAGTTCAAAATATTCAGGCGTTATCCATATTTTAGTTGAAATTATTTTTATTTCTTCTCTTTTCTTCTCTGTGATGCACTTTAAAAGTCAAACCCATAGAACAATTAAGATATTTTCTATAGCAGACCTAGTTGCTTGCACAGTTTATGGGTACTTTATCTATTATGTGAATCACGAGTGTTCAAATGATGCTCCGAACTGTTTACTATATGGAGTTCCGTTTAATATTGGTGCATTTTCTTTGATGTTATTTCTAAGGTCTATTATAAAACAAACAAGCATAAAACATATCAACCTTTTCTCTAACATTACTGGATTTGTTGTATTTAGTTTATATTGTCATATTTTTGTTTTTCCTCAGCTATTAAATCAAGATTTTCCACTTATCGTAAAAATCGTTGGTTCTATTTATTCCTTATTAGTTAGTTTTAATATTGGTTATTCAATTGTATTGCTTTTTTTATATTTTAGCATTCCAATTCAATTAATTTTATATTCTATTATTTTAAACTTTACTGCTGAAATTGCTCTCCGATCTAAAAATATAAATCCAACTTTTCTTGGTATTCAAGTATTTGAAAATATTTTTGTTTTAAGCATATTTTTTATGTTTTATGGGTTTGACTCGATTCGAAAACAGTCAATAAAAAAAGATGTTAGTATGAATGACATTTGGAACATCGAAATAAAAAAATATGTGCCAATAAGAAGTATTCGATCAATTACCGTTGTTTGTTTGTTCCTTGGATTCTTAACTCAATGGCTAATTGATAAGTTTGATATGATAAAAATGCAAAATTCTGTAGCAATTGCATCATCTCTATTAAACATAATGTTCATATTTGGAATAACTATTATGGCGGTAAATTTTTTTACTCGCCAACTTAGCCAAGTCTCACACATAATTGGAACATATGACGGTGTAATTTTGCGAGACCTTCAAAAATTATACACTTTCCACGAACTTTCTATTATCTTGTCAAAATTTAATATCCTTTACGAATCTATTAAAGAAAACAGAGATTATCATGCCAACGCTAATGCATTTTTTGCACACCATGTACCCCAATGTTTTAATACTATAAAAAGAGTCATTCAGAATCTAAATGAAAGCCCATATAGGCAAGCATTATCTAATGAAATTGAAGACCTTTCTATTATTGAAGATCATCTAAAAGAAACAACTACAAATATTATGTTCAGTTGTCAAACTGATTTGGATGCTAAGAAACTTATAGACACAGTAAAAGATACTATTGCACATATTCAAAGATTCCATCCTGATCGAAAAATTATCCTATCACTTACGGGCTCTCCATTAGACTGTAGTACAAGAGTTGTTGGATTCGGACCGCACTTAAAGAACATAATTCAAAATTCTATTTATGCATCTACTTCTAAATCTGAAATTAATTTGATACTTGAAAATAATGAATATTTTACTTCTGTAAAAGTTAAAGATTATGGAGTTGGAATGAGTAATGAATTAATTTCAAGATTATTAAAAAAGAACGAGATTAGTCTTAAAGAATATGGAAATGGGATTGGCCTATCATCTGCTTTTAAGTGGGCTGAATCTATTAGTGCTGAACTTTTAATTAAATCAAAAATAGAACAAGGAACAGAAATTGAATTTATTTTCAAGAAACTAAGAAAATGAAACTTAAGAAAACTGTTTTAATTGATGACATGATTCTTGTTAGACGTGAATGGAAAATTAGCGCCGAAAAATTTGGTATCCATTTTTATTCATACCGTACAATTGATGAATTTTTAGATGAATCATCTACTTACGATAAAGATACTTTGATTTTTTTAGATAGAAATCTTAATAACAACCAACTTGGTGAGTATGAGGCAGTTCGTATATTAGAAAGAGGATTTAAATATATTTTTCTTTGCACTAATATGCAAACATTTAATACATTCGGAATTAATACAAATATTAAAATAATTAACCATAAAAACCCACCCTGGGAGGATGAGAAATTTTTTTCATCTTTGATAATTTAAATCCGAACAAGATTAAGGAAATTTTTTTAATAAAAAAAATAAAATACTATTTATCGAACCAAATCCTTAAATTCCCTACCAGCCTTAAATTTTGGAACTGTTGCCGCTGGAATCTTCAGCTCTTTTCCAGTCTGAGGATTCCGGCCCATTCTTGCCTTACGCTTGCTCTTGGAGAATGTTCCAAAGCCAATGAGGGTGATATCTTCCTTTTTCACAGACTTCTTTATAATCGTGAGAGTCTCATTCAGCATCAGCTCTATTTGAGATTTCTTAAGTTCTGAAAGTTCCTTATTCTCTGCAATCTTTTCAATCAATTCTGATTTGTTCATAATCCCCCCTGCCCTATTTCTTTTTTGCCTTTTTCTTAGTGACTTTTTTCTTTGCTGGTTTTTTAGCTGCTTTTTTCTTTGCCATGTAGGCTCCTTTTTATAACTGAAAGGCCGCGTAAACTTGTGAGAGTAGATTCCGCGGCCCCTAAGTCAAGGCATTCATAGTAACCGATTAAATCAGAAAAGGAAGAAAGAATTCTCATCTCTTACATTCCAATTGAGATTCTCCCGCCTGTCTCACTTTGATTTTGTTTCGAAGATCCCTCATTTTCTGGTTAATGAGCGTTATTTGCAGAGTTACTGCGCCGCGTTGCTTTGTGTAAACGAGTTCGCTCTTTTCTTCCTCAAGTTGCCGAAGCTGTCGTCTCAATCCAAGAATGACTGGATCAAAAATATGCATCATCTCAGGAATGGAATCACTCACGACGTTCTGTTTCTCAGTGCTTCGAGTTTCAATACAGTTAGGACAAAATAATGGGTCTGTCATTTCTTCCATCTTTTTTCCGCACCTCTTACAAAATTTTTGGATGCACTCTGAGCAAAAGCCATGAAGAAAATTTCCTCTGCGGCCACAATGTCCTTGGCAAGTACTTACGATACTCATCTTGTTCTCCTTCCTTGAAGTTTTTCTATTTTTCAGCCTGACCTAACTTTTTTCAGCCATTTTTCAGAATCCTTCAGCATTTTTCAGCCATGCACAAGGCGCAGGACTGGAGCAGGTTTCGCTTTTAAAAAGGCTGAAAAATATGTAACGAGAAAAGAATTTGATAACATGACGAGGAGTCTGAAAAATGCGAAGCTGAAAAAGTTAATTTTCAGACTTTCAGCCGGAGTTTTAAGCATTTCAGCACGAGCAAGGTTTAATTCATTTCGCAGCGCAGCTATTTCACGCTCGTATTTTCGAGAAAGGGTGACGTAACCTGAATCGTGATACTCAGCGCGTAAAATTTCCTTTTGCTCAATCTGTCGTTTTAATTCTTCGACTTCCTGACGTATGACTATTGCCGCTGTAGATTTTTGCATGCCTTGCGTCCAGACTCCTCCAACAATCGCCCAACCGTTGTAACAGAACAAAGCGATCAACAACACGACTCGCCAAATCTGCATTTTGATCCCTTGGACTCGAACCCAAGAAAGCGCAAGAACTATCCCCTCCCCTAGTATCGCTTTCAACCAGGCTGCTCCTGTCGTATCTGTTGCACTCAGAAAGTGAACGGTTTCTCGCATTAAAAAATAGGTTGAGACAATAATCAACGAGGCGAACAGAAAAGGCTCAAGAATTGAATTTAGAAATTTTACAGTGGGCAACCTTTGCCTATGCTTCGTTCGTTTATTATTTGGCGTTTGTGTGCGTATAGGAAATGGTATTATCAGCTGATCAGGTTGATTAAATTTTTTTTCGTGGTATCTCGTCTTAGCGCGACTTAAAAGCTCAGGTTTATTTTGGAGATAGTTAATTTTATTGCGTTCGCGCTTCTTTTCTTTTGGATCTTCCCTGTCCATGTGGCCCCCTAGACTGAATTTTCAATTTAAGTCTCTTTGTTATTTTCTGATTTAATATTTTCAATTAAATTAGGATTAATCATAAAATCATCATCTTTTAATTTAATATGATTGCTATTAATAATATCTTTAGTGATTAACTCCTTAATGCTTCCACGTATAGTATTTGACTTCATTGCTTCTATTTTCATAGTTTTTAAGAAAGGCTTTTCTAAGCAAACATTTTTGAAATATATATCAAATTGATCTTTATGCAGTTTGTTTAAATAGTTTTCAGCCATTTTTTCTATTTCAGTTAACTGTTGAAATGTTGCTTCAGTCTTACTTACTAAAACAGGTTGTACTTTTATTTTAGTTAAAAGCTCCTGCTGCATAATATGAAGTGGTTTCCATCCTATTCCTAACGGTATATCTATTTCTTCTTGTTTTAATGTGTTACGAATTGCTGCACCTAAATTTCTTACTTCCCATTTTCCAATTAATTTTTGATGAGTAAGAACGTGCAAAGCATGAAATATCCAACTATATTGAACACCTTCAAGTTCAATTACTCTTGTGTTTTTCTTAAGATATTGAAAAATCGCCTGGTTTGGAACCTGAAGAATATCCTCAATCGATTTCCCATATATTTCGTAGATCATACCAGTGAAACGTAAAACAGAATCTGATCCAATCAGCTCAACTGATTTTTCTACTGGTATAAGTCTCAATACTTCGTGATTCTTAGACTGTCGAATAAATTCACAAAAAAATATATTTTTTGTTTGTAGTTCTTTAACTGCGCGGCGTAGCCTATTTTTTATTTCACTAACGTACTTAGCTCCCTTAATCGGTAGAATTTCAGCAAGATTAAATAATTCGAAATCAAAAACCCCACGCTCTTTGTTAATTTGTTCACGAGTGGTTACAAGATTAAAAAGACGCTTTGAAAAGCCATGTTCTAATCGTTGGTACATTACTCGATTAATTTTTGCTGTATGATTTTTATTAAGATTTGCTAATACTTTAGCTGAAAGCTCTACCTTTACTAAATCAATTTTCCTCTTTTGATTTGTTACCGTTACTGACTTCATTAAGTCAATTACTGCTTCAATTCGAGTATTCTCGTCTGCGCTGTAAAATGCATTTTGAGAAGTAATAACAACACGAGATAGTCGATTAATAGCTGATTTAACCATTTCATAGTTTTTTCCAGAATCTGTATTAATCTGAAGTCTTTTACATATATCCCCTACCCTAAAAAAAACAACACCATCAGCGGGACGACCTTGTTCATCCCATAAATCAGTAATGCAAAAATATACATCATGATCAAATTGAGTTGGTAATGTGTCTTGAACTAGCTCGCCATTTCGAACTACCTTTGGCATTGCAACAGTAACTGTACAAGTCAGTATCGTGCCATCCACTATTTCTTGATATCTAAAAACATGCCCATCGCTTTTACCGTTCCTATGGTTTCGATCAAAATCAACCCAAGGAAGACTTGCTAGGTTAGCTTCAACAAGAAAAAATGGGCGAAGTCGAAGATCATTTTGTCGTTCTAAAAATGCAGGGTGAGTATTCTTTTCAGGTTCGTTTAGTTCCTGCATTGTTAGAGTAAACGGTTGCTTAAGATCTGCCATGAAAGTAACCCCTTCCTGGGTATTAACGATTTGTGAAAAAACTGTTTCGGAAATTGTTTGTTGTTTGTATTAAAAGATCTTCTTTTATAAAAACACATACATACATACCAATGCCTAAAATTGTGGATAACTTGAAAAACACTAAAAATTTCAATAGTCGCGCTTTCTCGTAGGTGCAGTGAAAATTTCTCGTAGGTGCAGTGGATTGTTTCGTAGGTGCAGTGGATTTTCTTGTAAGTGCAGTGAGGAAAACAGTATGTGGATAACTTTTTCTCGTAGGTGCAGTGAAATTTCTCGTAGGTGCAGTGTTAAGCGTAGAAAACTTTCTTGTAAGTGCAGTGGATTGTTTCGTAGGTGCAGTTGGGAGAAAAAAAGATAGCAGCGCTATTACTTTTGTTAATTTATTTCTCGTAGGTGCAGTTGTCTGGCTAGTAAAAGAACGAATAAGTGAATTATATAATTCTACTGTTTGTGCTTGTTGGTGGTGGGCTATAAACCCATTTAAATAATCTTTGCACACAAAAAATAATCTAACAGGCCATTTCGAGTCTTGTTTCATTACTTTATGAGAATACACTGGACTGTCTAAAACGTTAATAAAAAAGAGTTTTTTTCTTTCTCGTAGGTGCAGTTAGTGGATAATTCAATATAAGTGAACCTTAATGATAAGTGAGATTCTTACTGAGATGAATTCTGAATAAGGTTGCTAAAAGTTGTTAAAAAATGATTTTACCGTTTTTAATTACCAATCACACTAACTTTGTTTGTACGTTAAAAAGCAACTTTAACTAAAAGACATAGACTACTGCACTTACGAGAAAGTTTTAACTGCACTTACGAAATAGTAATTTTGACAAATTTACGGATAACTTGAAAAAGGCAACTACTATTTTGATTTTGTTTTATTAAGTAAAGAATGACTCTTTTAAAGAGTAAAGGTTAGATTCTTGCCTTAATCCGTCTTCTACTTTAGTTTCAATTTTAATAATGACACCAGATTCAATTAGAGGATTTATAGTTTTGTAAAAAACTGACTTATCTACTCCAGGAATAGTAAAGAACTCTGATAAGGATATTTTCTTAGGGGTAAATAGCTTAGGGTAACAAATGCTAAAGATAAAATTAATAATCCTTACCTCTCTTAGGGAGAACCCATGGAATGTTATTTTTTTTATTAGTTTAGGGATGGAATTATTTGTTATTGAAATAGCATCTGATGATAAAATATCATCTAATTGTAAATCATCATTAGATGATATTTTACACGTGTCTTTATTAAGGTTTATTGTAGGAGTTGATAAAGACAGGATAGGTTTATCTAATAATGGCTGAGAAACTTTTGAGTCTTGTAAGTTGGATTTACTACTATTTATATAGGAAGGCTGATTAAGTGAGCGATCATCATCTGATGGTATTATATCATCGGATGATGTTATGTTTTGGTTAATTAAATTAGAAGTAGCATCCTCATCTATTTGGTTCTTTGTTTTTAAATCTGTAAAATTAAGTAGATCCTCATCCGATGGTGATTTAACATCAGATGTTTTTTTATCAGGCTGGGATTTTTTATCTTCGTTTGTCCGATGATCATCTGATGATGAACTGTCATCAGATGATTGATTTTCTTTTTTAGCGCTTGATCGAAGTGGGATGTTACTATAGGTTTTCTTTGGTGGTTGTACGGCTTTTCTTTGTAAAATTCCTGATGGAATGGTCATAACTTAGTTACCTCAATTGGCGTATTCTGGGTTGATCCGTTTCCATAGTTCGCAAAAGGATTGATAATAATCTATAGAAACAGGACTTAAAGGGTCATATTCGATTGATGAGATATTAAAAGCTTGAGCTTCTTCTGCTTTGACACTTTTTCGGATAGGGAATGGAAGCAAGTTATCTGGATAATTATTTTTATATTCGTTATAAATTTGTGCGCTGAGCTTATTATTATGGTCCAAAAGTGTTGGCACCATTATAAAATCAAAATTTAATTTTAGATCTTTTTGAAATTCTGCTATTTCCTCTAGGTTTTGAGGTAGGACATTTAATGTTCCAATTGCACAAGAGACAGGTGATATGAGAGTATCAGCTGCAACAATTGAGTTTTCAATAAGATTATTCCAACTTGGGCCATTATCAAAAATTATACAATCAAAATTGATCAGTTGAGGCATGAGTTTTTCTTTAAAAAACGCTTCCTTATTTCTGGCTCGTTCTATTTTCTCATTGAGAGCTTTTATTTCAGAAGTTTCAGGTATTGTTTTAAGTGTAGGGATGTCTGTGGCTCGAATTACTTCATCAAGAGAAGCATTCTCATAAAAGTGATGGTACAGGCCAGGCTTAAGAGCCCTTAATTCTTCTAGTCCAAGTCCAGGAAATGTAAATGTCGTAACAGAAAGTTGTGAATCTAGACCAATCAAAAGAACATTAATACCATTTAGTGCTAGGACTCTTGCTAAACAATGGGTGTAGGATGACTTTGTAACCCCGCCTTTTTGAGTGAATACAGTGATTGTAATTCTTTTTTTGGGTTTTTTAAAAAAACCACATTTTAGTCCGAAACTGGGGAGACTACTAATAGGCCAAGCTTTGACCGAAATTGCACCTTTTTTAATTCTTTCAGGTACAGGGAAACTACCTGATAATTCTAGTTCTTTTAAGGTATCTTTATCTACTTTGAAAATCTTCTGTATATCAGAAGAAGTATAAAATTTCGGTTCCATTCCTTGCCTTTCGTCATCAGATGATCTTCTGTCATCCTATGATATGTTATTCCATGAAAAAATAATTTACAATAATAAAAAAAAGTTGTCATCAGATGATAATTTATCATCGGTGATGAGTACATTTGCAGCTACACACGCGGGAGTAGGGAGCGAACAAGTATGATATTCAGAAATGAACTGTAATTTACTAAATTACATACTAAATTCCACCTGTATTTCAGTCTCAATACGCTTGAATCTCTTTCAATTTTATAAGAGTGAATTCTCTGCTTGAGTAAGCTCGGCCATGTTTGCTTGAAAACGTTCCAGCTTTTCTTTTTTCTGCTTCTGAATCCTTCGCTGTTTGCGCTTTGAATTCTTCATTTTCGCTCGGAGTTCAAGCTTTCTCAGTTCTGCTCGTTGAGTCCTTTGAGCTTCTTCTTCTTTAATGGAGGAGACCAGAATTATTCTCTGACCTCCCTGAGTGAGAGAGCCTTTGAGAATTCCGGAATCAAAAAGACTGCGGATCGTGTCGGGGTGAACTCCTAGCATTTGGGCAGCAAGAGTTGTTGAAACGGATTTTTGATCTTCATCATCATTATAAGGAAGGGCAGGGGAGCTGTAGCCCAAAGAGGCAACACGAATCAACGGAAGTTCTTTTTCTTCGGCGTTGTAAACCGCAATGGATTCTCGGATCATTCGTCTTAACTTCACATGAAACATGTATTCCTGCGGAACGTTGCCAGGATCGACCACTTCGTAGGTTTCAATTCCAAAATCAGGGACGCAGCCATAAAAAATGTCGCGGTCGTTTCGGGTGATGACTTGGACGATCATCGGATATCTGAGCGCTAAATCCATAAATTCCTTTTTGAACGGTACGCTATTTTTTAAAATCTTCCATCATCTCCAGGATTTAATCCAGTAAAAACTTTTGGTACAGAGATATTCTATGTTTATACCGAGTTTTCCGAGTTTTAAAAAAGAGATGGATTTCTAAAAATCCGTGCCCCGCTGCCCCAAAAAGGGGGCTTTCCTCGTCTCTCCGAACGTCCACTAAGAGGAATTAGTGGTAGTCTGAGTGGAAGAGTCGGATGAGTGAAGTAATAGCATATTAAATTAGTAAAGTAATACTGGTATACCTTAGTAGAATAGTCTTACTTTTGAGAGATCCTTCAAAAAAACCCATTTCCCACATTTCTGAAGATTTCGATCAAAACCCCTGCATTTTTGAGTGCTAAAGACCCTGTAAAAATAAAATTGACAACTATACGTAAATAGCGTATAGTAAGCTATGGAGTTTATTGAAGCCCCTGCATTTACTCGATATCAGGCACAATATCTGGCCGATGAGTCTTTTAGGGAAATGCAGAACTTCTTGATGGAAAGCCCAGAAGCTGGGGATGTGCTTCAAGGAACGGGAGGCTTTCGAAAATTGCGATGGTTAGATAGTCGCAGGGGAAAAGGCAAACGAGGCGGATTAAGAGTGATTTACTACCATTTCCCTGATGATGCGCAAATCTGGTTTCTGACTGTCTACGACAAGAATGAAGCCGATGATTTAAGTTCGCAGCAAAAGAAGGCTTTGAAAGTGTTGATTGATACAGAGAAGGAAGCACGATCGAAAAAAAGAAAACAAGGGAAGTCCTATGAAAAACGGAAAACGTAATATTTTTGGTGAACTGGTCGAGGGAGTTGAATCGATGCGCAAGCATCGTGAAGAAAAACTTACCTTGAAAACTCACAAAGTAGAATCCATCGAACTTCCTAAAGTCAGTGGGAAGCTGATTCGGAATGTTAGGGAAACGTTGCATGTTTCCCAAGGTGTCTTTGCAAGTTTGCTTCAAGTGAATCAGCGGACGTTGCAAAATTGGGAACAAGGACGTAGCAAACCGAATGATCAAGCGGCAGCACTCATTTTACTTGTACAGAAATTTCCAGATACGTTGGCTCGTTTAAGAAAACTCTAAGTCCTAGGTTTTAGAACCAATGGACACGATTTTTCCTCTAGGAAACGAGCGAGATTTTCAGGAGATTTCTAAAAATCAACGTATCGGGACAGTTCAAAACCCTGCATTTTTGAGTGCTTCAGATACTAAAAATGACCCTCTAAGCACTGAGTCTGAACTCGATATGGCAAAGCTTCGAATTTCTTGGGCGCGAGATGAGGATTTGATTAAACTCTGGCTCCACGGAAAAGCTAAAAAAACACAGGTCGATTACAAGCGAGTGTCCCGTGAACTTCTGGATTGTCTAGGTGACAAGTCGCTCAAAGAGGTGAGTGAATCCTTTATTCAATCATTCATGGATTTAGCAAAACACAAAAGCGCACATACTCAAAAGCAGAGAGTCGCTATCATCAAATCTTTATTTCAATTTGCGAGAAAGAAAAAATACATCTCAGAGAATCCAGCAGAAGACTTAAAATCAATCGACGCCCACAATAAGATTACCGAGCGCTATTTATCTCAAGAAGAAGTTTTTAGGATGGTCGACCGGACCACTGATTTTAGAAACAGAACCATCCTAAAAGTTCTCTATGGTGGAGGCCTCCGAGTCAGTGAACTGGTCAGCCTGAATTGGGATGCTCTCCAAGAGCGAGAAAATGGAGAGGGACAAGTTACTGTCATTGGCAAGAGGAACAAGAAAAGAACGGTGGGTTTGTCTTCTGGAGTTTTTCAGGATTTGTTGAAGCTCAGGCAAAAAGACGCTCGGGATTTTGACCCTGTGTTGATTTCAAGAGTGCAGGGGAGAATTTCTATTCGTCAGATTCATTTGATCGTGAAAAATGCAGCTATGCGTGCTGGGATTACTAGGAAGGTCTCGCCTCATTGGTTGAGACATTGCCACGCTTCGCATGCCTTGGATCGTGGGTGTTCGCTTCATGTTTTACAGAAAAATCTCGGGCATTCGAAACTCACCACGGTAGGGGAATATTTACACGCAAGACCTGGAGAGTTCAGTGGAAAGTTCTTGGGGATTTAGAGTATTTCTTCATTTAAAGAATGTTAAATATTTTTTATGAAAATAAAGGTTGTAGTAAAAAACTATTTTTTTTCTGCTTCTTGATCTTGTAATACATGACCTGTTACAACTCGAACACTTTCGGCCCCTTGTTGAGCCACATGCCCTAGTGGATCTGGAGAAGAAGAATATGAACTCGTGCATCCTGCTGATGATTGTTCTACGTATTCATGTATTTTTTGATGATAGGCAGCCATAATTTCTTCTGTAGTTTTAAATTTTTTATGTTCATGATCATAAGATACTTCTCGTAGTTTTTTATAGCAATCTTGATACTTAATGGCATCTACTTGTCTTAAGTCTGTTATCAGTAGATCACTGGGTGCAGTACTGTGAAGAGCGTCCGCTTGATTCCCATAAGGGATGTGGAAAATAGGAACTAAACTCCCACTAGCTTTGACTCGGTAAATATTTTGAATAGCCAATACGAAACTAATTACGAGATCATCAGAGAGTTTACATGATTGACTTGTAAATTTTGGATCAACTAATGCTTTCATTAGTTCAGTATTTATATTAAGTGGATAAAGGACTCCTCCGTAACCTTCAATGACATCTACATAATTAGCGCTTTTTGAATCATGATGAGGTAACTGTTGAGGAAAGTCTTCAGGAATATTCCATCGTTGTTTTTTACTTCCTCCTCCACTAGAGACAGTTTCTGGTTCATGTGCAGCCTGAGCTAATACATGGACTAATGATGGTGAATACGCTATATCATCATCTATTGATAGTACTTTTCCCGAGCTCATATGCTTATTGGCCCACTCTATAGCGGGGATTATTTTTGTAATTGGACCAAGATCTTTTGAAATCCTTTGAACTTCAACCTTTTCATGAAGATTGCTCAAAGGTTGAATATCTTCTGGATTATAATCCATATTGTCTCTAAATTTTTCAGGTAAAACAATGATCACTTTTTTAATGTAATCTTTGGTGATTTGGTCTTGAATCAGACTTAAAACAGTTGGAACATGTTTTAGTCGTTCAGGGCTGGAAGTTATTGAAATAACAACAGGATGTTCTACAGATGCTACTTGACTCAATTGTCTTATCTGTTCTATTCTGGCTTTCCATTGTTTAAATTTATGTTGTTCTATGCCTCTTTTTGTTGTGTCAGCTATACTTGAAATTGAGTCTTCAATTTTAAGTATAGCTTCATGATAAGTCATGAAACCAGCATGAATTTTTTGAGAAAATAATAAAAAAAAATAGGCAAAGCAAATCCATACAGAAATGGATTTAAACTCAATAAGCCTCATGAGTTTTTATCGTAAATTTTAAAAAAAACTAAACTTATATTTTACAATAAATTTTTTCTTACTTGATCTTATTACGAATGTAGAGATTAAATTATTATTTATTAAAAATAATTAAGTAAGCATTATTGTCGAATAATCTGTTCATCAGAAGAAGCATTAGTTTGTAAAAATGACACAGCTAGCCCTTTTTCTGTTGCTACATAAATCTTTACATCACTTACATAGATAGAAAGAATACTCTGACTTGGTAACTCATCTTCCTTATTAAAACAAATAAATGACTTACCCTGATCAGTGGAAATGAATATTCCACCCCCGTCAGTCCCAGCATAAATCACACCGTCTTTTTCCTGAATACAATAGACCCTATCATAGGCAGCTTTTGGGTTGACAGGACTATAAGTAAAAGTTTTTCCTCCATTTAGAGAGATAGAGAAACCATTCGAAGTCCCAATATAAAGATGATCTCTATTTCCAATTATACGGAAAGTACAATTATTTCCTAACCCATCGTGAAATGTGCGATTTACAAATGATTTTCCACCATCTCTTGAAAAAGAAAGACCATCCTCAGTGCATACTATAAGGTCCTTATCTATAGCATGGACATAGCAAGTATTATCACTACCTAATCCATCTTCCATAGTTCGATTAACAAAAGTTTTTCCATCGTCATTAGAAATGGAGAACCCTTCTTCTGTTGCGGCATAGATAATGCTGTTTTTCTTAAAAACTGAATAAACTGAATTACTTCCTAATCCATCATTTTCAGTTCGATTAACAAAAGTTTTTCCTCCATCTGATGATATAGAAAGACCTCCCCATCTGGTTGCAGCATAAACGAATTGATTTACTACAAAAACACCCAATACTTCGTTGCTTCCTAAACCGTCTGTTTCAGTTCGGTTTACAAAAGTTTCACCCCCATTATCAGAAATGGAGAGTCCTCCAGCGGTAGCAGCATAAACAGTATCTCCAACCACAAACACGTCATTTACCCAGTTACTTCCAAGTCCATTTAAAGTGGTTTTAGTTTGAAAAGATAGGGTAGCAAAACCATAAGTAGAATTTAAGAACCACAAGATAAATATAAAAAATTTAAATTTTTTCATAAGGCACTCTACTTTCAATATAAAAATCTTTGCCCATAAAAATATCAGCATCTCGAATAAACTAAATTTTTATAAATATTTCAAGTATAAAATTTATTTTTTTTCAACTTGGCCTCCCTACGTGAAGGATAGACACTCCTTAGAGTACGTTACATATGGATTCTCTATTCTAAGTATATGAAACACTTGAATAAAACTACTAAACGATTTTTCTACTCCATCTCTCCATAATTGCCATGCACCACTTGGGGTCAATTTCACAGATAAAAGCCCTTCGTCCCATTGCCTCACAAGACAATAAAGTTGTCCCTGATCCTCCGAATGGATCAAGAATAATGTCCCCCTCCTTGGTCGAGTTTTTTAATAAGTACTTAATCAATTCCTTGGGCTTCTGTGTGGGATGAATGCGGTCCTTCACCTCAATAGGAAATTCTAACAAAGTAGTTTGCTTGCGGTCACTATACCACGGGCTGGGTGCACCAGGAGCCGCTCCAAAAATAAGTGCTTCATGCTTCCAGTGGTAAGGGGACCTGGACAAAGTAAAATGATGTTTAGCCCAGATGAGATTTTGCCTAATTTTCCATCCCGCATCTCGAATTGAACTGATTCCAAGATCCATAGCATTCGTTCCAATGAAGGAATAAAAAGCAGCACCTCGTTTGCTATAATCAATTGAATTTGAAAATGTTTGAAACAGCATGTCTTTGTAACGTCGCTCAGAAAGAAGATCATTCTTAATGGCTTCCCCTTCTTCACCTTTGTAATCGACGTTGTAAGGTGGGTCAGTAATCACAGCGTCAGCCATCTTTTCATCCATCAGCTTTTCGATGTGTTCTGGGTTCCTGCTATCTCCGCAAAGCAGGCGATGCTTGCCTAATAAAATAACTGAACCTATTTTTACTTTTCGCATAGTGTACTCCTTTATGTTGATGAATTGACTTGATGATGTGGAGGAAGATGAGTAAGAAAAAGCTCCTGTTCTTTTTTTCTACGATTTGAGAGTCCATGGACTGTACGACCACATGAGTGGTCCCATTTTAGAAATTCACGTGCTGTCCCTATTAAATCTCCAGCATTGAGTTTCTTGAGTAAGGTTGAACATGAAAAATGATGAACCCCAATATTGTACGCTAGGCTGACCAAGGCTGAAAACTGAGATTCTTTTAAATCAACGGTAATCATGGCAGCAATCGCATTTTCAATCTCTACTACATCTTGCTTGATCCACTCTTCGGCCTGCTTCTCTGTTACTGTCATGCCAAGATGAATTTCTTTTGTCGTTCCCCATCCAATCGTTGGAATTCCTGCTAAATCTAAATAGGCTTTCGATCTAAAACTCTCAAATGACTTAATGAGGTCTATTGTTTTCTGGCTTCGAATGGGTTGCATCAAATCTATCCTTGTCAATAGCGTCTTGGAACTGATCCATGAGCGCAGGATTGTTTTCAGAATAACGGTTAGATTCTTCGACCTTTTCAGCGGCTGAGTTTAACTTGGCTTGCTCGTCAGCGATGCGTTTGAGTTCAGTTTCTTTGTCATCCTGTTTTGAAAAATAGGCTTTCAACAGGAGTAGCAGAATCTGAAATGCGACAAGAAGGAGAGCTACCATAGGTCGGAGAATTCGTTTGGTGGCTTCGTGCCTAATGGGTTCCACGGTGTGGCCCAAGGTTGTATGTAAACACGATAACCCGTGGTGACTTTTAGGGTCTGATTCTGCTTTGTTTTCCATATCCAATAAAATGCCTCATCGTCTTCATTTTCTATAAGCGATGTGTACTCCTTTCTAACCACCAGCATGAGGATTCGACCTTCAGCAAAGGCGATGCGCTCTATTCCATCAGGACCCAGATAATGCGTCCGAATTGAAATGGAATAAGTACCTCGGTCGGAGAGATCAAATACCTTTTTACCCACAATCTCCGACCAAGGAATTTGAATGAGTGCATCTCCTTTGTGAATAGCCTTTTCTAGTGAGGGTCTACCGTCAGAGAAAAAGACTTTGACGAATGTGCAAGCTTCTTGCTTACAATCAAGTCCTGGTGGAGTGTGGACAATAAGAAATTCATTTCTTGTATTTTGCAACTCGGTTTCTCGACAGACAAGATATCCCGATCCAGCCAGTTGTTGGCCACATCCTGATAAAATGGCAGTGAGATCATTCGCTAAAATGGCACTCTGAGAATCTAAGACTTTCACTGAATGAGAGCAGGAACATCCAAAAAGTACAAATAGGAACGGAATACAGAGTTTCATGAAAAAAAGTCCTTTGAAGTTGAGCAGGCCCATAGGAAACTAGGAAAAACCTATGGGCCTTGTGGCAGAGAAGGGATTACGTTCGTTTTGTTTTATCTGCTATTCGGGCCGCGAGTTCTGATTCAATGATTTTCATTGCATCAGGCTCTGATTTTTTTGCTTCAGATTGCAATAAGTTGTAAATCAGTTTCACGACACCTGAAGCACCCAAAGCTGGTTTGAAAGATAAGACTTCGCTTAGAATCAAGAGTAGAATTAAACTAATCATTCCAAAATTTGCTTTTACAAAGGTAAATAAGTTTGAGGATTCCATAAAATTCTCCTATATAAAATTTGAAATCTGAAACACTTTAAAGAAATTTCAAAATGTACACTAGTGTCTAAAATGACAAAAATTAGACCGGGTGTTGGGATAAGTTAAAGATTCCTAATCTGACATTCAAAAAATCGCCATACATCATTTTATTGAAAAAATAATAAATCTGTCCTTCTGGATTGCTGGCGAGAATGACGGGCGGAACAAAAGTAGCGAAGAGATAATAAGAAGACAATGGAATCTTTTCCTGTCCGTCTTGAAATGCCCATGAAGGGATATGCAACTCAGCACAAAGCTTTGAAAAGAAGCTCTGAGCGGTTGAAAAATCAACAAACGAGGTGCCTTCTTCTAATTTTGAAATTCCTTTGTTTTTAGGTCCAAATACATAAGTCACAAGAGATGTGGGCCTCATGCATAAAACGGTGGCGTTTATTTTCTTAAGAAGAGAAATGGCCTCTGTGCGGGGTAAATCTTTCAAATTCTCAGGGAGCCTGATAGGCATGTAGTCATTCACCATCGCGTGATCAGTTGGTAGAGAACTCGTTGACCTTTTTTCTAAAATATCATTGGATGACAAAATAACAGAAAGATCCTTAAATTGAGAACTCGATGTATCCAGAGGAAAGTTTAAAGCGTAATTAAATCCAGCATCTTGTGCATAGTTTTCTTGATTCTCTAAAAGAAGTGGATTTTTCAGAGCAATATCCAGATACAGAGTGAATGATTTTACTTCGTTAGGCTTGATGATCAGCTGAGGAATAGGAACAGGATTTCCACTATAATCTGCAACCTCTCCTAAGTCGAAGCCTGAGCCAGCGATGATATTTTGAATGGAGGTAGCAAGCTGATCAAGTCGTTCTGAAAGCGTTTGCGTTTTTTCAATCGGGGTACAAACTTCGTCTTGAAGGGCATTGAACCAGTCATAGTTCATTGTGTCATCAGGTGTGATTTTTTTTGAATCAGGATTGAGTCGGATCATGTGGGCCTCCTGACGAACCTAAACTCCGACAAAACAAGCCTGGTGACTGACAAAAACTCAAAGGTGCTTGAAGTGATAGAAATGTAGCCTGAAGGGGAAATGCTCATAAAAAACTGACTGGGATCTTGATGCTGATTGTTATCAGCTGAAGGGAGTAAAATCAGACCCAGTTGATCCGAGCTTAAGATCGGATGAGGCATCCCAACTTCCCACACCTGATGAGCAGAAAACCAAGTTCCAATCTTATCTTCATAAGTGAGTTGTACCCGTTGACTTTGTATTAAATCAAATGTTGGTATAAAAGGGTCTCCCGCATTGGAATCTTTTTTAGATTGCTCAAAATAAGAAATACGAAAGGTGACAGCCCAATTATGAAGCGGATCGAGTTGAAAATTGTCAATCAATCGAGTGATTCGCTGATTGTTCCAGAGTTCCACCGGATCCACTCTGGGAGTGGGGAAAAAATCCATGGTCCATTTTCTGGGTGATTCTAGCGCAAGTTGAGAGATCGCATCATAGAGTTGATGATGGAGCTGATGAGGGTGATCTTCGGGTTGATCTCTTTTCAATGGAGATCCTCCCATGAAATCAATGACGTTGCAAATTTCCTCCTGCATCTGTTCATAAAGAGCATATTTCCTGGGGTCTGACGGGTTCATATTTTTTAAAACGGTCTGATCTAGGGTAAACATCAGGAAGACCTTAAATAACGGAAGTGAGATAAAGTGAGCGATCCTTGGTGCAAATCTCCGTCAAGAGTAGACGTTTGATACTGAAGTTTCCCAGCAGCTGAGATGGATAAAAAATGTGGACCTGGAAGCACCTTGACTACTGCGGCAGGATCAGGTTGAATCGGAGGAGGAATATTCGTAGAAGGGTTGAGAGGTGGCATGGGATGTGTGGGGGCTTGAAGATCGACTTTGATAATTGCAGGATCATATTGAGTAAAAAGTGACCATTCAGATGTGAATGAACTAAATACAGCCACATGCGAAGTCATGAAAGTCATATCAGCTTTCGTTGTATGTCTGACGGAAAGAGCATTGAAATAAACGGCTTTCATCAGTGACTTATCAAACGCTTCAAAAGTTAAATCCGTTGGAGTTTTAATCGCGTTATCAATAGAAAAACTCACCGGATCTACGCCGTAACTGTAAATATCTAAAATAGCCTTGAGGAGTTGGGTTGGGTCGTTTGCATCTAGTTTTGTATGGTTGCGACTTGTAATGACGTTTGCAATTTCCTCTTGAACAGAGTTGAGCCAATCGGCTGTCACCCTGGTAGGACGGGTATTCGTTACTGGATCGCCGTTTTGAAAACGACCGTCTTTGGTTCCATAATCTTTTTCAGATATTCGAAGCATTGATATTCTCCTGATATAAAAAGTTGACGGCAATATAAGCTGGGAGAAGTTTTTTAACATCTAATTCAAATGGAAGATTCCACCACGACTGGAGCGAACTTCCACAAGGATCTCCAGCACTCAAGTAGTGAATGGATTCAATTCTTTTGTAGACAGAAATCATATCTTTCACAATGGGCTCAAGGCCAGCATCTTCTTCGGTTGGATCATCGATTGAAAAGTGGGTGTAGCCTAATGCCTTCAGTCTTTCTTCGATGTACTGCCTGCTTAAATTTCCTTGTCTACTTAAGATGGATAAAATAGCCTGGATTTGTGAGTCTTTCGATTTGAGTAAGCTTTGGTTTAAACCTAGATACTTCATAAAACGAGATGGATCTTGATCATAGGAAAGAATGTTTGGAATATTTAAGACGACCTCTAAATTTCGGTCCAGTTCATCAGACAAGGCAAGCAGCAAACGATGAAAAGCACTGTGAGGCGTCACTTCCCAGAAAGCACCTTGAGGAAGTAGATTTTTTAAGACTGAGAATAACTGCATTTAAGTCCTCCAAATACTCCAATTTGATTTGGGCTAATCAGAATGTCACTTTCAGGTGAAACTATTTTAAAATGATCGTGTTTAAGAATTTGTGAGACAAGCTGCGTGATGTGAATCAATGGAATGCGATTTCCTGGAGATACCTTTTTAAGGAAGTAATTTTTTAACGCTTTTTCAAGCTTTGTTTCCACGTCTTTTTGATCTAGGATCATGATCTCAATGAAAATCTTGATTTCAATGAAAATAGGAACTGGATCTAATTTCTGCACAAAAACCCGAGTCCCTAAAGGTTTTTTCGTTTTCAAACTTGCTTCAACGGATTGTCTCAAATCATCCGTTGGGAGGGGGTAATCTGCATCGATCGTGAGAAAAGAAAGGAAGATTGAAAAGGATTTAGGATCAGGAGTCACCCAAACATTGCCCACTCCTGAAATAGACTGCGCCCAATGAATGTAATCTGCCTCACTTCCGCCTTGTCCTGGGTGCCTGAGTCGCTTCAGTAATCTTACTCGAAGCTGGTCGTCATTTTCTTCTTCAAATCCACCGATAATTTCCAGCACTAGGGCATCTCGTTTCACTTCTGAAATGGAAGTGATCAGTTTTAAAATCGAGTTTGATTTTAAATTTCCAGCAGGCCCTGCTGCTGATGCAGTGACCACTACATGGACAAAACCCTGATCATTGATCGTGACGTCATTTTTAATGGAATAGGTTTCACCTTCTTGTGTGGATAAGAGTGCGTCTTTTTGGATGAGTTTTCCAGAGGTTCCCTCGATTCGGATAGTTCCCTGGGCTTGAGTTTTTCCATTCCGGATCATTCCAAAGAGTCCTGCTAATCGATCTAAATGAATCCCTGTTGCCGTATCGATAAACCACTGAGTGAGCCAGTATTCAACGCTTCCATAGAGTAGAAACACGGATCCAGCCATTGCGGAAGCAAGAGCAGAAAGGATGCTTGCCTTTTTAATGGGAAGCCCAATGCCTAAGCGACTGGCGATGTCGGATTGAATTCTGGTGATCAAAGTTTGTAAAGAAGGCTTAGAAAATTCCATCGATCCCCCGATTTAGGTTAATGGAGAAGTTGTAATTTTTCTTTTTCGTGACCACTCCGATAAAAAGAAGAATGGTACCTTTTGAAAGTTCACCATCTGTTTTTAGCTCCGTAATGACATCCTCGTCTAAAAGCCAAGATAAAGATTCATAGGAGTATTGGATCGCATCTTCTAAACTTTCTTCATTCAAAGGCTGGTTGGCTAAAGTCCAAAGTCTTGAGCCTAGAGGCTGAGCTTGTGGATCTAAAGAGTCTGCCCAATACCCACGGTGGGATACTTCATAGGCTGGGATTTCTTCCACTCTTTGATCTGAAAAAAGGCTCATAGCAATTGCGTTTTTAATCCAGTTTTCTTCACTGAGTTCTTCTTTCAGCCAGATGTCATGATAAAAAAGTAAAGCCGTTAAGTCTTGCATAGGGTCACGCCTTAAAGGAAGAAAGCTTTGATTTGACCGATGCGATGTCAAAGCCTGGAACGCTGATCGTGCAATTGCCTCCAGGATAATTTCCACCAGGAGGAGCCAGTGCACTGAGTTGAGATAATTTTTCCACTTGAACCGTTAAATCTAAAAGAACACTGATGAGTTCATTTTCCTTGTTTCTAATTTCAAGCTTACCCCCATTTTTTAAAGTAATGGATGAACCCTCCTCATTATACTGAGCGGATTCACCTTCATCGAGTTGGACTGGGCACCCTTTGGGTGAGTTTGAGGACAGAGCAAATCCAGTGCTTCTTTCTCCAGAAGGGAATAAAAGTAAAGTCTCAGAATTTTTAGGTGGGTGAGAGGCAAATCCATAATGCTGGAGATAACGAATATTCTCCTGTGTATCGCCTTCCCCAAGACTCACCTGAACGCCTGACTCACTCAATTTATGCATCATTCCTCTTTGAATGAGGTTTGAAATCCGAGAGCGGATCGGTTTCAAAAGTTTTTCAAGGGCTTGAAATAACGAGTAATCCATTTATTTAGGTCCTTCTGGGGTTTGCAAAGCTTTTCTAAAATTGATTTCTTTGGCTTCCAAGGTGGGGTCAATATCTGCGCTGTGGGCGGATTCACATTGTAAGTTTGTTTTTGTTCCACTGGAATCTAAAGTGAAATGAACTGAGGTAATGAGGTATTTTCCAGACACATGGATTCCAGGAAAAGATAAAGATACCAGTTGATTGATGTCCCAGAGCTTGCCTAGGCTATCTTTCCAAGAGGTCAGAGTGATGTCCACCTGATTAGACTTAGCCCGCCTGACTCGCGCTTCCCAAGCTAGGCGGTCTTTTGCGACTTGCTCCCTAATCTCTCCATCTTGAGAGATAAGAATCGGTCGGTAACGTTTAATACTAGAATCAACGACGGGAGGAATTTTAAACCTGAGATTTTCTTCCTTCCCCTCGGTGGGTCCATAGTTAAGCCCACGGGTGACGTACTTGCTAAAACGATTTTTAAAATCTTCAGTCTGTTCGCAGCTTAAAACACCACTT